CGCTAGGAGTGGAAATCATGGAAGGCATGGAATTTCCATTTTTTCCATTGACATGGATTTCAATAAAATCCTCATTGATAGTAAGTTCCCCTTCTTGTACGGATAACTCCACATTCTGAAAGAGAATGCCGATGGCACCCCATGCCGTGTAACCCGTACCGATTAAGGACAACTGCACACCTTGCAAGCGTGCGGTCCACGTTCCGCGATGGAACTTGACGAATACTTTCAAACCTGATATGTTGTTCATGTTTATCTTGTTTTTACCTGGATTAAGTAATCAGCTATCGAAACGTTTTCCTGCGTTTCGATAGCACTTTCATTTATGGATTAGTACCATCTCTGATACCCAACTTCCCACGCACTTCTACATCCCGTTTTTTCCCACAGTCTGCGCAAAGTTTGTGGATTTTACTCACGGCAACGTAAGGTTTACCGCATTTCGCACAATTGTAGGTTTGTCCCTTCACCCTATCCCCATTATCCATAAATGGGATAATTGTTGCGTTCTCCTGTCCCGCACTGGCCACCACTACCTCTGGATTAACTTCCCTACCGTCCGTAGGGTGGCTTACGTTTTTGGGTTGGCAATCTCCAATGCCGGCTCCGGCTCCATTTTTGGTGGTGCAAGGAGTGGCATTAATTCCTCCCGCAATTTGCCTAGTGATGCAATTTGATCTTGCATTGCCTGGATTTGGGACGCCAAATCAACGCCCGAACTTTGTGGGTTTTGGATAGAAACCGTCATCGGTTCTCTTACCCCGTCAATCCGTTTTTCCATTGCACGTCGATATCGACGTTCATGCTTCCTGTACTCGCTAAAATACTTTGAGGGCCCATAAACCGACCAGATTCCAAGAATTAACACAATAAATCCAAAGAAATAGGTCTGTACTGTCATCTGATCGAGATCGAAAAATTTGGCAACCCACTGAAAACCCGCCGCACCAAAACTTCCGATCATCGTCTCCGACACCGCATTGGTCATCACAGATGTCGCTTTTGCATACGCCGCTTGTGCCTCCTCCCTCTTATCCACTGCATTTGCATACGCTTCATGTCCTGCGATCATCGTTTGCGGTTCCTCCAATTGGAGCCTCAATTTGCCGATTGCCTCTGCCTTGGGATTTTCACATGCTTTGTACATCTTTTTTCCACACTTGATGCTTTCCTTTGCATCAATCTGAGCTTGGATTGCATCCCTTTTTGCTTCCCAAGCCCCGACATCAACACTTGCATACTGCGCATTGGCCGCCATCAGTCTGTCTGCGTCCGCAATTGCATCCTTTGCAGCCTTCGCTTCGGGTGTTTGTTCCGCAAGTTCCTTTTGTCTATCCGTAAATTCACCCGCGTAAAAAGATAAATCGGCGACTAAAAGAAAGGCAAACAGCGTGACAAACAACGTTGACCAAATAATCATTGCAAATGGTTTTCTCACCTGGAACGCAACCATCATTTGGGATGCAATGATGATTTCAATCAACCCAAACAGCATCACACCTACGGTTGCGGGCACATTGTGAGTGGAAGACCAAACAAACTGGAATATATTGGTTTGCACGATCACGGCCGCGGCAATTCCCAAAAACAAATGGAATAATGCTTCCGACGACGGGCGGAATCTAATAGCGTTCATTTTGGATACCTCCATTCTGTCCATGCAACCTTCCAAAATTATTGTCAACCACACTTATTATCGCGAATACCATTAATGCGATAAGCCCCGCGGTGACAAGCGTTGGCAGAAAATATTCCATGAAATGGGCAACAAATTTACTTCTCATTTTCTTTGCCTCCATTCCAAGACCATGACCACGTTCCACTTTCCTTCTGGGTCGGTGGTGGTGTCTGGTGCTTTCTCCATCTCTCAGCATTGTCGAAAATAAATCCGAGTCCGATGAGGACAACAATCAGCATAACGAGTGGCCAAAACGCCCTCCTTGCCAACATTTCCAACTTCTTTCCAACGAAAACTATTAGCAAGGTGAACAAGCAACCGCCGATAAAAGCTGGTGTGCCCACCCACAAACAACCGTAAATATCCAGTAACCATTGAGGGACCACATATTGCATCATAACGATTCCCCTCCTGTTTCCGCTTCCGTTATTTCAAAGTGCAGATGTATTGCAGATTCAACTTCATCTACAATTCTGAACTTCATGTCCGGGTATATCTCTTTCGCCAGGTCTTCCAGTCTGGCGATGGTTTTGTCCTTGCAAAACGGCGAGTTGACTACGAAATCCACTGCCTTGCCCTTCGGATGATAACCGTCGGGATTGTGCGCAGAGTGCCCATCGTTAAAGGCAGACACGTATCCGATTCGCGCACCCAGAAACTCGTCGGATTGCACAGCGATGGCCAGTTGATCTAACCGCGGATCATTTGGGCCACCTTGTTTCGCATCGGGTTTCATGCGGACACAACTGATGTCTTGACATCTTTCACGATATGGGTCAAAACTAGGTGTCACAAGCTTCGCCTTCAAGTAATGCAGGGTTGTCTCCGGCCACCGCTCCTTGACGGCTTGTTCTGCGTTGCCTGGGCCTGCGTTGTAACTGGCAAAGGTGACAACTAAATCACCGCGGGCAAGTTCACGGTATCGTTTGAAAATCTTAATACCACATCTGATATTGGTTTCAGGGTCGTAGAGTTGTTTGGTAATCTCCTCTGTCGATCCAGTTAAACCACATTCCGCCTCCGCGGAGGATGGTAAAACTTGCATTAAACCAATTGCATTGGTTGACCCGCCGCCGCGCAATGGAATGTCACGGCCTTTCGCTTCGATATTCCAAAACGATTCCACAAAAATAATCGCTTGGATAAAGGGAGGTTCAACACCTGCCTCCTCTGAAAGTGCGATGGCCAATCTTTGGAGATCGCTGGTTGCCCCACTGGCATAATCAATGTCCGTGGTAGTCTCGGTGGTGGACTCGGTGGTGGTAATTGAACCGCTACCGATGTTGATATTGCCTCCGTTTCCAGTTACTACCAGAAACAAAAACACTATTGCCAGTAAAAACGTACCAATACTGGAAACGCCCAATTTAAATTGTTCCCAATTATTTAAGTCGGTTGACTTGACCGACCCGTATTTACGTTCGAAAGCCGCCAGGGCCTCTTCACGAGTGCGTTTTTTTTTGATGGGAGTGGTAGTTTGGTCAGGCATGTTGCAACCTCCCTATCACGATAACTTCAAATTTATCGTACAGACCAAGTTCAATTTCTTGGTCTTTGATTGAGTTATCGAGATTGTGGAAAAAGACTGCCAATGCCAACCATGGGCTGTCGCCTGCGCCGGCGGGCAACGTATTGTCCGTCGACGGGAATGGAAAAGTTGCACGCCAAAGGTCCCTTGGACCATGGTTGACTACAACTTGTGAGAAGTGAGGTATAGTATTCAAGTGATTACTCCTAGTTTCGTTAGGTTTAATTTACAAGCCCGTGGGTGTTGATCGCACCCATGGGCTATTTTTTTTGGTAGTTTATAGTGCTACCCAAAAGTCCACTCCGAGAGAGAGAACTTTTGGCTAGAAGCTATTCATTCTGTGTTGTTTTCTCCCAGTGTTCGATTAGATATAAAAGCACATCGGTGCGTGTTATGCGCACGCCTTTAAAATAACTTTTATCCCTCAAAAACTGAGACACTTTATCCAATCCTTTTTGGATTGTTCCATCATCCATGTATGCGCACTGCCTCCTTGCAGGTTTTTGACTTTTTATCATAGCTGTTTTTATATCTATCCTATACAGTACCTATATATAAGTCCATTTATCTTTTTCACAATACCCCTTTGAAATTTTTTTTAGATTTTATTTAGGAATGGAAAATGGAATGGAATGGATAGAAATACTGCGGAATATACATCTTGTATGTGTCGTCGGATTTCTAATCCGATCACACTTTCACACCCACCCACGTCTGATGCCATCCTCCATAAACTTCCCTCCTCCCCTGGCACACTTTTGTCACAGCAATGCCAACTGTTTCCAATATTGTTGCCGAATCAATACAGGTGTCTTTTTTTTACCACATTAATAACTTAGAGTTTGCAAAACAAAGCGTAAGCATCTGCAAATTTTGCATATAGCAGATGCAACTGGTGCATCTACCACATGCACCAGTTGCATCCGATCACATGCACCAGTTGCATCGTAAGGAATCCAATCGAAGGTATTCAATTTAAGGAATCTTCAATCTCTTCTAGTTTTAGTAAAGCAAACCACATTTTTTTGATGGGATGATGGAATGGAATGGAAAATGGAATGGAAAATGGAATGGAGTGGAAGAGAGTGGAAAATGGAATGGACTTGAAAAATCAGATTAGGTACCTTAAATTACATTGGGTAATATTGGTAAAAGTTTTTCAGCCGTTTAAAGTTCCACATGGAGTAGAAATCAGGGTAGGTTTGCTATTCTTGTTTCAAGTTCCCATTAGGGATAGTAGAAAAAGCCCGTCGGTTTTGGCCGATGGGCTTTTCTTTTCGATTTTGAATGGGCAAAAAAAAAGGTTGCCACCAGAACTCGTGACAACCTAAACCACAGACACAACGTTAAATTACCAACAATTTGGAAAACGAAACTTTTTCCAGAGCCGCCCTCTTTGATTCATTCGACAGGTGTGCATATCGCCGTGTCATATCGAGAGTTTTGTGCCCTAAAATATCCGCAATTAACAGCGCATCCACGCCCGCCAGGGCCAAATGTGTGGCCGTGGTATGTCGAAGGTCATGGAAACGCACACCCTCCAATTTGGCCGCTTTAACGGCATTCCTGAAACCGCGGTCAATATTGATAGGTTTCTGAAGGTGTGAGGGCGACGGAAAGATTAAAGGGGAATCTATCCGTCGGACTCTCCCCCATTCCCGCAGTGCATTGACAGCGAAATGAGAGAGAGAAACGAGGCGTGTCTCGTTATTCTTGCTATCTTTCAGAAAAATTTGCTGATTTTTTACGTCATAGTCACCCCATGTCAGGTTTAATATTTCACTTTTTCTCATGCCAGTGTGCAAAGCCAAGGTTACGATAGTGCGCAATGCACCCCGACAGTGCCGGGTCAGTTGAACCACTTCATCATCATTTAAAAATCTTGTCCGACTCTTCTCACAACCGCGGTGTTTATACGGTCTGCCGGTCAAACAGTTCTCAGTCAGCCATCGTTGGGCCACGCCAAAGTTGAGGCAATGATTCAACACCGCCATGTAGCGGTTTGCCGTCGCCGGGCCGAAGCCGTACCGTTCCTGTAGCCAATTTCTGTTATCCAGAATCAAGTCTGCATTTAATTCTCTCAAATCCCACGCTCCCAAAGCCGCCCGCCAGCGGTCAATTTGTCCCTTTTGCGTCCTTTGGGTACTATTTTTCTTATGCACCATCACTTCTGCCACATATTTATCTGCCAATTGGCGAAAAATATGCCTCTCGCGCCCAGTCCGTGCGATGGTTTTCTCAGTTTCAGAGGCCCAGGCGCGGGCATCGGTTAACCGGTCAAACGTTTTATTGACCGACGCACACCCCGATTTTCGTACTTGCACACGCCATCTATTACCCCTTTTTGTGATGCAAGCCATGTAACCATGCCTCAAATTCTGGAATGTTCACAAATAAACGCCGTCCAATTCGAAGAACGCAGTCCTCAAAGCCGGGCAAACGTTTAAACCACCACCACCGTAATTTCCCGACGGTGAAAGCAGGGTACTGTTGGGCAACCTGGCGAAAGGTTAGGTACATAAACTCTCTAATCTGGACCGGGCAAGTTGATCCAAATGTCTGGACAACTCATTGAAGTCAACGGATTTTGGTGCTTGCCTTTTTGCACTCGCACTGGCCTGACGCGCCGCCCGTTGGCCCAACATATTCAACACCGATGTGGTTGTTGAATCCTCTTGGTAAATATTTTCAGCCGGCAAAGACTTGAGAACTGCCCCACGTTTTGCGAATGGCAAACGTGAGACATTCACTCGGTCCCCTTTCTTTTTGAGAATATCAACCAGTGCCACTTCATCATGTCGGCATTTGACCGTGCGTTGCACATCATCCTTATCCATGATGTGCAAAAATCCTTCGGTATCGCAGAATTTGCAACCCGCTTCAGCGACGGGGGCCGTGGTGACTGGCTTGGCGACGACAGGCTTGGGAATACTTGGTGATGCAAATTCATTCGATATAATCTTATCGAGATATGCGTATGGGGAACGAATGTTTTCCAAAGCCAGAGCCGCCGCAAATTTGTCTAACACCGCCTGTCTCTTTTCCATGGGAAGTCGATCCAGACGTTGAGACACGTTTGCACAAATTTCTTTCCCCCAGTTTTCGGGGTATTTCAAATCCATCGACGGAATGGATGGCGATGGAATGGATGGCGATGGAATGGATGGCGATGGAATGGATGGCGATGGAATGGATGGAATAGATGGCGGTGCAGACACGGGTGCAGGCACGGGTGCAGGCATGGACGCAACGACGGGCGGATGAACAACAGGCATGACCCGCGGTTTGGGGGCCGTGTTGACGACCTCCGGGCGCGGTGACTGGACGGTTCTTTCAAGTTTCCACCCATGCCGTCTTGCAACTTCACGGCAGGAGTTGATACTATAGATATTGTTTTGGTGTTTCTTGCCATCTAGTTCTCTTTCCACACCAATTAACCCTGCCAAGGATAAAACGGAAATAGCTGACGATACCGATCTAGGCGATAGATCCGTTTCGTCGGCGAGTAACAAGATCGACGGGAAACACCGCCCATCTTTTCCAACGTGTCTGCATAGCGCAAAATATACGCAGATTGCCGTTGCGCCTTTTATTTTAAGTCCTTTCTCTTTGGCGAGCTGACTCAGGTTTCTAGCAATCCCTGAGTCAAACAGCTCGTCTTCACACCAGAACATTCTGGGTCTGTTATCCCGCAACTTGTTCATTTTCAATTACCTCTGTGGTGATGGTGATGGTGATGCCGGGCACAAATTCAAATCCCAGCGTGTTTGTCAATTTTTGGAGTATCTCCCGTCTTTTCCCCCGCGGTTCAGGTGTGGTCCGATAAAGCACGTTTTCACGATTGGGCAGTGTTGTCCAGTGAGTAATCGCGCCTGTCACTTCGGAATACTTGTAGCCATGTTCACGTGCCCACATCGCCAGTGTCCAGTACCCCTTATCTCTCAAGGCCGAACGAATATCATTTATATTTTTTCCCATGGTATTGTTTTTTTGAAAAAAGTTATTAAACTATAAAACAGAATAAGTTAATTATATTAATCCCAATTGAATATTTCAACTGTTTTTGAAAAAAATATGAACACGCCTAATGAAAATGAAGTAAGGGAACAAATTAACGCTGTTATAGAAAGGTTGAAACTTGTCTATGGGGCGGACACCGATCTTGATCTATCACGGAAGATGAATTTCTCGCACGGAACTGTAAATGTTTGGAGGGCGCGTGGTCTGATGCCATATAAACAATGTTTCCAGGCATCGATGGAAAGAAATGTGTCCATCGACTGGCTAGTGTCAGGGAAGGGCGGGGCCGTGTTGCCACCACCCAAAAAAGATGATGAAGTAGTGGGGTTACTTCAAATCGTTTTTAAACGACTCGTGTCTGTCGAAGGAAAACTGGATAACCTTGCTGAAAAATGTACATAATATTAATACTACTACTGATGGTAGTTGTAGGGTGCCAACCCTGCCGTGTCTTACCATCGCCATCCTTGCCGCCGGAGAATAAAATTTTGGGTCGGGTCTCACCGGGAGTCCCGACCCCAAGTCCGGCGGAATGTGAAAAGATAATACAAAAAAATTCTCACCTCCCTCCCTGGTTACTATCAAACGAATTCGGTTCACTTTGCCCAGAACAAATTCTGCGTTTCCGTAGCGCGGAGGTAACTGCTTTCGTCCCACCACCACCACTTCCCCCGCTTCCTTTTGTACCCCCTCTTCCACTTATAGAAGAGAAGGAAGAGAAGAGAGAAGTGATAATTATCGAACCTTCACCTTCTTCTTTTTCTCCTCCTCCTTCTCCACCACCCACGTTTTTTTCTCCTCCTCCTTCTCCTTCTTTTTCTCCTTCTCCTCCTCCTTCTTCTTCAGGAGGAAATAAGACATGGGTGAGACCCTACACGAAAAAAGATGGCACAAAAGTAAGAGGACATTACAGACAAAAGAAATAATTTTTGAGTGGGTAAAAAATGAATAACAGACCCATGCTTTCATTCAAAAAATAAATGGATAAAAATAAGTAGGGGATGAAAATTCATTCAAAAATTTTCCAGTTACTCACTTCTATGAACTCGAAAAATTACTTCCAAATTTGCTTCCGATTAACTTCGGTTTTTGCTTCTTTTTGCTTCTTTTTTTGCCTCCTCAAGCCACTGTTCATGCGGAGTTTCGGCTTCCTTCTTAACTTTTGTTTTTGCTTCCTTTTTGCTTCCTTTTCGCTTCCTTTTTGCTTCGCTTCTTGACCGCAAAAAGTCTTCCAAAATAAACCATTCAAAAAGTATTTATGGATAAAATAAATTTATTTAATTATCTATATAAATACCTTTTGTCTGGTTTAAAAAAGGATAGACATGCTTTAATTAATTCCCTCATACTCTGCAATCCTTTGCAGAATATAAGCACCATCGTTCGGGATTTGAAACTCAGGAAACATTCCCACGGGCGACTTCGCAGTGCTTCGGTAAGATTGCGTTTCCAACACATACCGATTGTTCCCCTTCCCGCCTCTTTCTTCAAAGATTTGGCGGGCAAGGAGGACGATAGGGAACTTACTTTCTAACCCAATGACACCCAATTTTCGCCCGGACACCCGAATCTGGGTCCAGGCGTCGGCACCGTTCGTTCGGTCCACTTCCGTGTGGAAAGTTAGAATGAAATTTCGCGATTCCGAAGACGCGACGGCACAATAATTCACCAAGTCGTAAATACTTTTCGCCAGTTCGGTCCATTTATTGTAACCCGTCTCCAGGGCCCGACCCATTTCGATGTCTAACATCACACCGGACACCGTGTCAATGCAAAAATTTGTGAACTTATCCGACTTCATTGCGGGTTCCAGAATGCGGTAAATCACATCACAACGCGACGTTTTGAAGTAATTTACGCCGTCCTTGTACTGCTTCCGCCATCCCTGCCAACTCAGTCCTTTGCCGTCGGAATCGATGATAAGAGTCCTCTCCGGGTCGAGGGTCCGAAGCGTCGTCGATTTGCCGCTTCCAGATTCCCCAATGATGGCCAAAATCGACATGATTAACCTCCCGGTTGATGCAAAACGAAAGCGAGGATTTTCACCATTTTATCCTTCTGGATTTCCGTGTTGTCCAGCGATAAATCATCCCCGACATCACCGTCCATGATGTAATTCCCAGAGGTGATGCGAAACCACGTCGCAATGCCGCCTGTCGTGGCAGTGCCGCCGGGTTGGGTAGTCAGCCCCATGAACCCGTCCGATGCGGAATTAAACGCCCCCATATTGATGGAAACAAGTTCTGCGTCCTCTGGTTGATCATCTGTTGCCTGTGGCCGTGTGCCGCCATAGATTTTTAAAGTGGCGGATCCCATGCAAGACTTAAATCCGGCATTAAGGACCTGATCTTGAAACTCTGTATTGATTTTTAAAGCCATAAAATTACTCCAATTAGTTATGCAATCCTCACCAGGGAGGCCACTTCAAAATTAACAGCCTCCTCCTTGGGAGAGTTTGCGTGTGATAAAACAATATAACCAAATAAACTTTCGTCTTGTTGAGTATCTGACAGACTGGCAAAGATGACTCCATCCAATGCCTCTCCCTGGATTCTGAGAGAGGATTCAATGGACAAATTGACTGCCACCGCCTCCAAACAACCGTCGGCGAACAAGTTGAAAATCGGTTGGATTTCTTCGGCGGTTGCACCCAATCCAAATATTTTCAAATTGTCAGTAGTCTCTTTCTGTTTATCAGTCCTCTCAGCACGCCCAAAAATTTTAAACTTACTTTCCTCAGTTAATACCTGCTGGCCGGCAAACGTTCCAATTGTGGCTTGAAATTGTTCGGCCCCTCGCTTAACTGAATTAAACAACTTAAAATTAATTGCAGACGCTGCGCCATTATGCGTTTCAGTCTGCAACAAGTTTGCTATTTCCGCGGGTTTCCCACTGCTACTCCCGTCAGTCATCACAATGCCAGACGGGGTAGGTTTGTCAGTGTCAATAATTGTTAAAATGCTCATTCTTCTTCCTCTTCAGGCTCTTCATAGACAATCTCTTCAGGATCATCGTAATTTATAGGAATAGAGTAAATTTCTACATCTGTTAAGATAAATTGTCTTGTACCCCCTGTTATAGCGACCTCTGTCGTGCTACCATCTTCCTTGGTTCCATAATCAAAGCAATTAAAAGTGTCGTATATTCTGTAACACAACGTAGAAAGTCCATAAGACTCCAACCCAACAGGCTCACGACTATTCGCCCCACTCTTCGCTAAACTAAAAAAACTATTTCCTCCCAACCATGCCGGGTTGCCTCTAGCAAAAATTTTCGTTGCTGGATAAATCTTTTGAAACGAAGCGTTGTAAGTCAAAGCCCGATGTGGAAAAGAAACGACATCTGCCCCTTGGGCCCAGCCCCTGGCTTTTAAAAATGACTCGTCCAATTTCATCACTTTCGTGACTACATTGGAAAACAATATTGCCGCGGGAATATTCTCTACCAACGTAACCTTTGTTTTCACAGCAAAGAATTCGAGGGGTATCATTCCATTTGGTAACTTGACAGAAATACCTTTCCCCCAAGGCGTTCTATCCTTAATAACAAGTTCACCTCTTCCAAAGATTTTGCAAGGTACGCCATCGATAACCCTGGCCTTGCTTCCTCTTTCCACTTCGGATTTACCTAGTGATTTCTCCTTAAACAGCACTTCAGTCGGTAAGTTAAGCAACCGAAGCGTGAAAAACTTTGGGATTTCTCTAGGTTCAAACGACGCGACAATACGACTAAGTTTTGGAGGCATGGGGTGAATTTTAACAAGGTTAAGTCCAGAGGAGGTTATTAATTTACCTATCGACTGACTGCGACTTAGAGTAACCACTGTGACCAATTTCGGTACCCACACGTCCTTAGAGTGTTGCGCTACAGAACCCATTCCTCGTAGAGAAACAGCTAAAGCCTGCGGACGAGGATTCAGTGCCTTCCCAAACCCCGTTACTTGACTATCAACGCTGACTTGCCCAAGCGAAAAAGACAATGCTGTGGTATTCGTGGCAACTACTCTCTTCTGCCTTTGTGAATATAACAGAGATTCAATTTCCGCGACAAATCCATGCTCTGTTGTCCAAAGCGAAGTTATCATGCGCAATCCCGTGTCCTCCTCATCGGGCACGGACACTTGGTTTAGAAGGAAACTTTTAACTACTTCGCTTGGTGAAGTCAGATGGGTGAAAAGTTCCCCCAAAAATTCGTTGTCACTGGCCGTCGCTTTAGAAGCGGGTAGCACTCCTTGAATACTATCGGACCCGTGCCGCAACTGAATGTTCAAAATTCCATCAATTGGCGTTGCCCCCGTGTGCGCTAAACTTTTCAGACGGATAAATGAGTCGGTCAGCGCCGGGTAGTTTGCATAACTTTGCCCACCCAAACCGATTCCAATCACTTCTCCATCATGCACACACCCACCCAAACCTAAACAAAGCGCCACTGTTTGAGTCTTGCCCGTCGTATTTGGACAGTGGGCCGCACCAAATTGGATGACTGGCAAATTGGATGATGTTGTTGTCATTCCCATCGCCAGGCCACCCATCACGCTATCTTCAGAATGACACCCCAACCCGTATCCCATGGCACCGGTTTCATGCTCCTGCGATTTGACCACCAAACCATAACCTTGTACCTCTCGATCCTTCGCTTCCCTGGGAATTTCAAAATCTTTAGGTTCTTCACTTTTGTCTTTCGGTTCTGCATCCTTGTCGGCCACCCAACCGACACTTTCTCCTAAGATGGGTAAACCACCTTCCATATCCTCCTTGAGGATTTGGCGGTCGTCCTCTTTTTCCTCCTCCTCTTCTTCCTCCTCTTCCTCAAGTTTTTTGGGCACCAAAACCAGTCCAAATGTCTCTTGTTTTACCTCCAAAACGGCAATTGGTTTTACAATACTGAATGTTTCTGCCAATATTTTTTTCTTCTCCTTTTTCAACGTGATAGGAGATTTTTTGCTATTCGGATCAGGTTTGGGGAGGACAGAATTATAGAGTATTCCTGCCCCATAAACTTCATTGTTTTGAATGGCCTTGGCAAAAACTTGGAGGCAAAATTGGTGTTCACTGGGTGTTGATTCTGTTTCTACTGAGACACCTTGGTTTGTGTAAATTAGTCGTTTTCTTAATACGTCTTCGAACCAATACTCTGTAAACATTGGTAGTCTCGGTGGGAACCTGATATTTAAAATCTCTTGTTTGGTGCTACATAGTAATCTACCTAATATGGTGTCTCCGCCATCATCAATGTATTGATCAACTGAAGCGTAGTTAAAGTCATAGATAGGACTGTACCCAGTACATTCTTCAAGACATGGAAGTATCTGATACAGACTATGACCTTGCAATGAAGACGGGCGAAGTTCGTAATCATCCCAAGCATCGCCCAAAGGATAGAATCTTTTAAGTTTATAGCTACAAACCACCAGATTTCCATTTTTAGCGATGAGTGGACACCCATAAAAATTTACTTTCCATGGGCCACCTAGATCGAATATCTCCTTTAGCGTGAGGCCGTCAGAATTGATATAAGTTGGGATGTTATCGGGTTCTAAATTTTTAGGCTCATCCAACAGCAAAAAGGTAAAAGCAATATTTGTAGCACTTACGCCGATTTCACGTAAAGGGACTTTAGTATAATCACCGAGTGGATAATTACCATTAATAATACCGTCTTCGGTGAGATGTATGACACGTTTATGTATATGTTGAAATCTGCGAAATGTCTGTTTGGTTGGAGAATAAGTGAGGTATTTATCAAGATATACACCTAGACACAAATATTCGCTTTCAAGTAATCCATCCACCCATATAACAACTGGTTGTTCCCAATCTTGTTCTTTAAAAACAACTAAACATCTTTTCCCTAAAAAATTAGAAGGGTCGTTTTTTCTATTATAGGCAACTTGTTTTGGCAAATAAAATCTCTTGGTCTTAGCACCAAAATTTGTGTCATCCCATTGGACGGGGAAGTAGTAACCACCAATTCCAGAGATTAATCGCTCCACCAGCATACTCGAATCAAAAGGTGTTTTCGTTAATTCAGTTGTTTTGTTAATATCCAAATTTTGACATTCACTAAACCGTGGTTCTAAAGTAACATCACAACAAAGTTCCTGGTTGTCGTTCCTATATACAAAATTAATCGTCCCCGTCCGGTAAGTAGGCAGAAACTTCTGCCAACCAGGCAAAATTGCATAGTTAAAAAACAATTGTGCGGGACTCAAAGAAAGGGCACGCTTCATAATCGCTGTTTGTTCGACAGTTGAATACAACTGCAACGACAAGTTTCCCGCGGTATCGGGTTTGGAGTAAAACCTCCCAGAAACCGTTTCTACAGATTCAACATATTCCGACGCATCAGTTGAAATGAAGTATTTATCTTTGTTTTTCAGCCCTGAAATTGTCGTGATTGCGTTCTGAATCAGGGTTTCAGCCGCCTCAATTTTTTCTTGCCACTCTTCTTGCTTCTCCACAAGTTCATCAATTTCACCGCGAACGCTCTCAATGGAATCTTCCAAATCACTCTTTTCTGAGGCAGACGATTCCACTCTTTCACTTTTATCTGATACATCCATCGTCGCGGCTTGCAGTTCCCCTGTTAGGTGCTTCTGGTGTTCCTGTAAATCAATTAGATTATCGTTGAGTTCTGCAATTACGTCTTCCTGCGCTTCAATAGCCTCTTCATCTTGGTATTCAGCATCTAGCAAATCTGTTAGCACCGCCTGGGCCTCCCCAAGGTCGGCTTGTAATTTATCAATTTCTTGGTTGTTTTCATCAACACTTTGTTCTAAATTTTCCACCCTTTCGGAAGCAATTTTGAGTTGCCTCTTCCAGAAATTCCATGCACTGTTGACGCTGGATAATTTACCCGATAAAGTATTTAATTTGTTTTTCAGAGGTGCAATTTGCGCATACAATTTTACGATACTATCGCTAGATTGTGCAATGGAAAGCTGCGTTTCATTGATTAATTTGTGCTGTTCCTCAATTTGTGATGCAACATCACTTGCATACCCTTGCACGGTGATCAGTTCAACCAGTGCGTTGATTGGCAAATTCTGTCCTTTTATGCAGATCACATCCTCAATCCGATTCGACATCCAATTGGTATAAATGTAATTTTTCCGCGTCTCAAGACCAGATTTTTTTAGTAAGAGGCGATTATACTCGCGCCGAATTTCTCTTAATTCCTCCTCTGCAAAAGCAATAAACGTACTTATCCTTTTCACCGAAGCATTAAATTCTTCTTCATTGCCCAACGCCATGATTTCATTATATGCCTCGTCCTTTTCGTTGAATAGACGAGTGTAAAATTCTAATTCCTCCTGGGCCAATTTTAGCTTCTTATCAACTTTATCTTGATCCTCTTGTAATTCGTCAACCTCTGCTTGTAATTCGTCAATTTGAGTTTGAGTTTGTTCTATTAATTCCTCATTCCCTGCATACCCTTCTAACAATTCTTCAAGATGTGAAATTTGTTCTTCTAGCGGGTCGATTTGTTCTTGAAGAGTATCAAAACTTTCTTGCAATCGGTCCACCCGACCTTGCGAGTAATTCATATCGCTGTTCGCTTTGTCGCGCTCCGCCAACGCTTCATTGACCTTATCAGCTTGCTGTGCGCTGACACGGGTTGCGATTAGAGATTCCAGAACCTCTTGCATGGCAGTAATTTCTTCCATGCGCTCATCAACCGCCGCTTTGGCAGATTTCACTAAACTCTCGGTATTAACTAAAGTAGTTTCAATTTCTTTATACTCAGTTAAGAGAGGTTGAACACCATAAATCGCCTGGACATCATATTTTCCCCCTCCTTTTTGACCGACAACGAAAGCCTGCGTGGTGAATTGATAGTTAATCATTTTTCCGACACCTCCATGTTGGCGACCTTATGCGAAACTGAATAAGTTATCTCCCCCACTGTGAAAATGTCACCGTTTGCATCGGCCAGTCCTCCGGGCCGCAAGAAGGTATCCACTTCGCAACGCACTCGCATTTTGCCATCGGACACCGATAAATAACTGATTCCTGTTAGCTTTCGGACCCGATCACTCGATTGCACCGCGGCATAGTAACCGGTCACATTTGCCCGCCCGCTGTTCGCCCCCAGGTCGTACCTAAGTTTTTCAAATTTGGTACGAATCAACTCATCTAATTGTTGCGTTCCGTCCGGCCAACGGTAGCCCTTTTTGATGATAAGATAATTTCCGATGCGTTCTGCAATTTCTTCAAAATCCGTGATACCGTGAACACTAGCAGACAGGTATGAATAGTTATCGTTGTTCACCGTTGCCTGGAAACTAATCAATTTTAGAGAAATGGGCGGTTGGCCGGTTAACTCGGCACTGTAAATGGGTACAGCATACCGCAACCCTAACAGATTTGGTTCTCTGTAGATTCGTGGTGTGGGGTAACTCGTTACCAGTGTTTGCCGTGGAAACCGCGGCAAAGGACGTGACGGACGCCATTGTGGAATCGGCGTTGTCCAATTGGCTTCCGCAACGGTACAAGTGCCTTCAAAAATCCGAGGTGACTTCCATTCAAATTGGGTCGTGGGGATGATTAGATGCACGCGACCATGGATTTCGATGTCAGTGGGGGTCTCCCATGCAAAATCGGCATTGGCAGTGGTCAAGATTTTTTGATTCTTCCAGGTAGGAACTGCAATTTGCCAATTGGATTCCACTGTCTCCTCTGCGTGGGCCGTGTACCCACAAACCAAATTTGGAATCGGGGTTGCCCAATCGCAAATGGAAGACGGGACAATGGAAAATGGTTTGTAAAAGGTCATCGGTTTGATGGTAAAACTCCGTTGCGCAACAGCCGTCCCCCGACAATCAACGTCGGTAGGGACCTGGCACTCGTACTGAAAACTCGATACAAACCTCGACAGAATGGGAAGAAGCATATTTAACCTTGTCTAAACAGAAAACGATGGCCACTGGAATGGACAGAAACAGCGATGTAATCCGTTCCATTTTGGGTAGTTGATTCCAAGTGACCAAGCATATCCTTTGGGGCGACCCAAATGTCACAAATACTGCTAATCTCACCCACTGGACTTGAAAAAACTGAAGAATCGAACAAGTAAATTGGAAACATCGGAATATATCTGTTGCCGCTGTTATCTAACACTTTTGCATTCACACCCTGGGGAAGTTGCCCCACGGTTGCCCAACCACCATAGGTCGTACCCACCGTGACCAAGTAAGTGACCGCGGACGTGCCGGTCAAGTCGTATCCATTTGTGTCCTTTACCCTTGTGAAATAGGCTTGCTTATTGCCATTCAGGCAGTCGCCTGTGGACACGATGGCGGTAAATGAAGGGTAGGATGTGCCGTCGTTCCAAGGTTGTTCTCTGGAATGTTCGGCGACGATAGTCATCCCCTTGTAACTGCCAGCGCCGTAGGTGGTCCCGTACTGGCCCACGATGGCAAGAAATTTACTGGAAGAGAATAGCAAGAAAAACCCCGTGCTTGAGGAGGTCCATGGTTGTGGGGAAGATGTGTTTCCAGTTTTGTTGGTGCCGGTGTGGGCTGTTGCGTTCCAGGTTTCGTATCCAAAGACATCAAACGCGCTGGTGCTGGTTGCCTTTAATTCGACGTACTTGTAGGCCGAACCATTGTCTGAATACGGGGCCTTAAGGACTTGGCTGGTTGAGGAGGCGGCGGCATCGTGAACGGTCCAACCCGCGGCAACGGAAGCAGTGATGACTGTTAACGCTTGATTACAACTGGCAGACAAATTTGCTTTATTGGTTTCGCCCGTGAAGATTTTCACAATATCTGCGAGTATGTTTGCTTGTGTTGCACCCGAATTATATTGGTATCTTGCGTACATACATTTCTCCTTTTTTTAGGCAATACGAAAGATTCCATTGGTATCCCACACAATGGAAAAATCGGAATTGTAGGATGACACGTCTGCGGGCGTGTTATCTAACAAAAAGGAGCATAGAAGCGGGTTTTCCACACCATTTACAGTTCCCAATTTGTACATTTCTGCACGTCGGGCCGTAAGCGTCGAATTGGTCCAGATCACATCGTTTGCATCGAAGGTACCATAGGTTGCATCACATGTCACAGTTTTGCCAGAAAGGCTGGCCCCGCCTGGAATATAACCCACTCCTGAAATTTCTGCCGCGGCAGGGTTAAAACCTTGGTCTTCCCATGTTGCAGTGCCGTCTGTTACAGTTGAACCATTGGTCGGCCAAGTCGGTTCACTTCCACCGCTTGTACCTCCCACGGTGCATAAATACCAGTGTCCATTCGCCGTGGTTGGGCGGACGCGAGAATTTAGAGAATAGCTGACAGCAGATGACCAAGTGGTGAGGCTTCCGACCCAGCCTGCGCAGGTGGTGGTGAAGGTGTAGGCACTTGATACAAGCGCAAGTTTAATTGTGTCGGTGTCGAAGTCGACACTGCCATTTAGAATATATTTTCGTGCATTTTGGTATTTACTTACTTCAATACTCATGTGAGCTTCTCCTTTAAAAGTAAATTGAAATTATATAAATTGCTGTCCAACGTTAGCTTATCGGGTTTCGCGATGTAAAATCCATCGCGAGTGGAAACAGAAATGAATTGATGTGTTTCCACAAGGTAACATAAATTTTCCCACAGTAGCTGGGAAACTAGACCGATGTTTCCCTGGACCGACATCTCCTGGTCGGCAACGCTAAAACCTGTATCATAAAACGATGCACTTCCATCAAGAGTCGGCACACGGGAGGAACGACGCTGTCGGTCCAGTTTAATTGTGTGAACCTCCAATAGGCAAGACCCACGGGGGTCATATAGCATAGGCGACAGTGATATTTTCATCTTTGCGTACCAAACTAAAGAATTTCTTATAACCGATTCGTTCTTCCTTGATCAATCCTTTATTTTTCAAAATTGTTAAAGATTTTAGGTATTGACAACCAATGCGTTTTCTCAAGTACCCGCAGGAGACCATTTCGGTTTTTGACAAGATCGCGATGATATGTCTTTGTGCCGGGCTCAGACTAAATTTTTCATTGTTAGCATTGTTAGCCGCTGGCTGTTCCCAAGCCCATGTAAATATTTGATACGTCGCATAATTCAGCGCGACGGGTTGCAGGCGATGCCATTCGTAAAAGTTCATAATTTTTATGCTGTTGTCGTCTCGGTGTTCGGTATTCCCATCAAGAAGTCCATCCCCTCCGCGTTGACACGCACCTGTACTTTCTGAATAATTTTCCACATGAATGCTTCGATTTCAGGTTCCAATCCTTCGGAGGTTATGGTGATAAGAGATTCACCTTTCTCCAATGCTTGTGTTTTTGCGTTCATCTGTCGAATCTGCGCATCAATCAAAGCATTTTGCTTCTCAGCGGCATTCGACTGAATATCGATTTGCCGATCTATTATACCAAAGAGTTTATCGTTATCCCAGGAACTACCCTGGAATAATTTATCCAGTGCGCCTCCCGCCACTGTGCTTACCGTTTCCATGGTCTTGTTAATCGACTCGAATGCTGAAACAGTCTTCTTAACGTCGGCTTCAATTTCTGCGACGTTAAGTTGCACGTTGGCTTCAATCAAGCGAATTTTCTCATCATTGGAGAGGTCCGTCAACGTTTTATGCAACTTTACAGTCTTCCCTTCTGCCGCCCCCTGTTTGGTTTCGAGGGCCGTGATGACGTTATTCGTTTTGTCAATCGCATCTTTAGTGCCCTCCATCGCTGTTTTAAGATACTTCCATTCAGCACTTCCCTTTTTCCCCTTCTCCTCCAATTTGGCCAGTTCAACACCCTGGTCGGCGTATTTCTCTGTGAGTTGTTTAACTTTTTCCTTGTAGGTATCGAGTTCACTGTTTGAAGTAATCGCTTTAACTTTGTTAGCAGTCTCCCCCAAAACGACGTTGCCCTCATGGTATTTTTCAATCGCTTCGGATAAGCTGATTTTATGTTCAGTCGCGTACAATTTGAGTTTTTCAAACTGTTCCTGAGATATTCCGAGATATTCCTCAATAGTCTCGGAAAAATTACCAGTCTTGATGTCCGCATCAGTTATCCCATCTATGAGTCCTTCGATGCGTTCATCTACTTCGCTAATCTTTTGTTGTGTGTCAGTCCACTCTTTGGTCCCTTCTGTGAGTCCACTAAGTTTCGTTTGTAGGCCGGCATACTCTGCTTCTAAACCTGCTAGAGAATCCTCCGCATCCGCGGCGTACTCATAAAACTCGTAGAAACCCTCACCATTTTCATCAAAGAAGGTGGAGGCAACCCCACCCATTTTTTCCCATTGTTCTTTCAGCTCTGCTAACTTAGCTTTCGCCTCATCTGAACCGTCGTAAGCAGACATCACTTTCTCAATGAGTCCCTTCATTTTCTCGAACGAATCAGCACTTTTAATTTGTTCAGAGGACACATTTTTTTGTTCTTCTAACCACCCTCTTAGTTTTTCTCGATAATTCTCTGCGGTGATACTCATATCACCTGTTTGTTGCTGTAACTTTTCAATCGCCCCAGACAAGTCACCCTGACCTTGAATCGCTTCGTTTTGCGCTTCGTCTAAACCAGTCAGTTTGCTTACGAAATCCACGATTGCATCGGAAGCACCCGTGTATTCATTGACAAGCGTACCCACTCCAAAACCCGCCAGTCCCGCACCGACTACTCCCAAAACGGGCGCAACTGTCGAGAGTGTAGAACCGAAGGCCGTGGTAACGCTTCCCAGGCTAGTAATGGAAGTGACAAATTGGGCGGCTTTGACTCCTGCGAAGACTTCCATTGCCGTCCCCAGGGCACTGATTCCATCCCCCAACGCACTGAAAGAAGGGAGGATAGTCCCAATGACCTGCGAGAACCCCATTCCCTGGCCCGCCGCTTCTTTCAATGAAGGTGACAGGTCGTTGAAAGAGTCGATTGTGCCGATAATGGAAGTGACGAATGGTTCCCAACCTTTGACGATTCCAGCTACCACCGTGGTTAACGATTCAAAGGAATCTACTAAGAATTGGATTGCCTTCTGTAAATCCTGCGGTTTGGTCAAATCCATCTCCCCAAACAATCCTTTGAAGTTCCCAATTAACTTATCAAATGCCGTGGTCAAGCCAGAAAAATCAACGCCTTTCATTGCCTCTGGTAGGCCCTTCGCAACATCTGAAAACCACTTCCCTAATTCATCTAGTTTCTCTCGTAAGAAGTCAAAAATTTCATTAAAAGAACCGTCCTTGAAAGTTTGGTTAATTGCCAGTTCCAGGTCTGTGAATCCCTTCACCACACCGCCGAAGTTTTGGAGAATCTGTTGCCCTGCCGTCTTTGCTAACAAATCAAAAGCGACACTCGCCCGTTGCACCGCCAGTTCCGTAGTTTGCAGACGTACTTCCACTTCCTTCATTGCGGAGCCGGCGCTATTAGCAGAAATGGCGGTGACTTCTTGAATGTACTTTAGCTTATCAAACGCGATGACCATCTTTGCAGATTGGTCAATACCAACGATTTGCGCCGCAGTGAACAACTTTTGCTTGTCATCCAGGGTTTCGAATGCTTTCGCAACATCATAGAAGATGTCTTTGCCCTGTCTGAGATTGCCATTCGCGTCCTTTTGGGATACCCCAATTTTGGTCAATGCCTCGGAAACGGGGTTACTATCGTCGAGGAGTTTTAGGAAGCCAGTTTTGAGTGCTGTTGCGGATTCCGATCCGCTTTGGAAGACTTCAATGATGGGGGTCATAATCCCAATCGTCTCGTCCACTGAGAACCCCATTTGTTTTGCAATAGGGGAGATTTGAGAAAGACCCACTGCCAATTCTTTGGCAGAAGCAGAAGTCTTATTCGAGACTTCATTGAAAGAGTCGACGTAGTGGGTTGCTTCAGAAGCAGAGGCACCGAAACCCTTCAAGGAAGCAACCAGCAGACTTGATGCCTCGTCCGCGCTCATTTCACCTGCAATGACGAGATTCAATGCGTCAACTTGCAACTGTGCTGACTCTTGAAAGGTGTAACCCGCCGCTTTGAAATTTGCGGTTGCCGTCACAATTTCGGTGGAGGCCATCCCATACTTCAATGCTAACTCATCAATCTTTCCTGCTTTATCGAGAGACGCGAACTGTTTTTGTTCATTCTCATCAAGAACTTTATTTAAATCCGCGACGGCTGACTCATACTTCATAGCCTCCCCAATTGCCTTGGTGGCAAAAGCCGCCCCTACGGCCAGGACCGCGCTTTCGATAGCCAACAAATTGGTGGCCATATCTGATAGAAAGGAGGTTACGCTATCTGCCGCTTTGCCAAAATCGGAGACATTGGCACCTAATCTTTTCACCGCATCACTGGCCTTGTCGTCTGCCTCGAAAAGGATGCTAATTGTATTGTTGATGTCAGCCATTTTTTGTTCTTGTCCTCTGATTCTTCTCGTCGAAGTAACGAGACCATAGTTCAATTTCTATTTCTGTAAGCCTGCCCCCTGGAAAGACATCTGGAAGGAGTTCAAACAACCAACCTCCCCTTAAATCAGCTAGTGCCATCACTAGCCTGATTTTGGAATCTTCCCAGAGGCTTTCTACTCCCCCACTACAGCACCCTCATCGGTTAGGGTACTGATATTGTCAGTCAATGTCCAAAATACCGTAGGGTGCATTTTGGACAATTTAATGGCCACTTCCATGTTGATTTTGGGTTCTACAGAAGCGATACACAGCATTTCTAAACGTCCTGCCAGTTCCGCTTCCACTTCCCCAGTCAGATTGATAATCTGTTCCAACATGGCCCGACGATGGGCTTCGGTTGCTGTAAAACTAGACAGTGTATGAAGTGCCGCAACTTGATTCCGTCTCTTGTATCTTGCAAGACGAATTGCGGCAAGTTCGCTTGCTTCCAGCCCGCGGACTGTCCAAACAGCCTCGCCTTCGCTAAAAAAATCTTTCAACTGCGGCACTTGAAAATTCTTGGTTCGCGGTTGAAATTTCGAAGCTAAGAATTTACTATTGTCAAAAGACATATTAACTCCTTTCTAAAGCTGAACGTTCTGCGGAAATCGTGCAGGCGGCTTGTGCTGAATCGGCCACTCCCCAGGTCCGGGCGACACCCAAAATTCCTTGGCAAATGACGTGTGGTGACTTCGCCCTATCCTGGTAAAACTTGAAGACCAAGTTTTCGTTTTTGAGTCCGATCAGACTGTCGGTGATGCCGTCGTTTAGGTATGCTGTAAAGCCTCCTTGACCCAGAGAAGCGGAGGTCGTTCCCAGTGTGCCACCGTAAATTTGTTTGGAGGCAACTGAATTGGTTTGTTCGGGTGCTTTGAAGTCGGATGTCTTGGGTAATTCCACCATGATCGGTTCATACACTTCACCAAAAACTTTCTTCGGCTTCTTTGTGGTACCGGTATCATCCGAATGTGTGAGGGTAAGGGCGGAATTGAACTTAATGTAAGCGGTGGTGTTTGTCACATCGCCCAACGGGTACTCTTCCCATAGTGGATAATCCCAGCGTTCCAGGTGTTGACCTGGCACTTGATAGATTTCTGAAGAATCAATCACTGCGGATGTAGTGGAAGTGAGTCGAACTTGACCTATTTCGATGCTTCCCGTCGGTATCCATGGCGGCCCACCTGCGGCCCCACGGGTTGCACTTAAACTTGTGCCTGCGGTGCCGGACAAGACGGCCAGTGCCCCGCTACTATTGACCGTGATGGAATTGATTCGACAAGTATTTGTGTCAGCCCCGCGGATGACGATTTTAAGGTCTGTCGCCACGGTTGTTAATACGCCACCGAGGTAGCATGTTAGAGAACCAACGATAACCTGATCGGCTTCTGTGTCAGGTGTGATTTCTCCCCCTGTTACTACCCCGTTGGGGTAAATTTTGGGTTCATAACCAGATCGCTTCGACCAATATTGCGCGGCACTGGTAAACTTAATTTGGTTACCTGAATCGGTCATGGTTGTCATCGTTTTTAGCGACTGTCCTGACTCGAAATAAATTACTGCATTGCTATTAGTAGGCATAGTTCTTTCCTTTAGGGATTGCCGATGGGGGTTTGGTAGTAGATATTAAATTCCAACGCCGCCCCCGTGATTGGATTGCCGATCTGTGGGCGGGCAATCTCAGCCTTGACATCTAAAATATCTTCTACGAGTTCCCACAACTCGTCGGTTTCTGATCTTGTTAAGAGGGCCTTTTCTATATCGGCCAAAACGAGATTGGCATCGTAGCAATGTTCAATTCGTGTTGCTACTGCAATCTCTATCCTCACAATCAAAACCTTTCTCGTCATTCCATAATTTGTGCGGGTGCGAGATTCTTCCAATTCCCAAACACACGCCATCGGTGCTTGGTTAAATTCCGCAATGGGGAGACAACGGCGGACATTGATTTCACCTCCTACGGTGAAATTGTAACCATTTGCCTCATTAATGCCACCCACACGGGAGATGATGGCCTGCACTATTTCCTCGCGCTTCGTCATCAGTCCTCCCCTTCATAATCATAATCGTCCTCGTCGTCGTCTGGTGTTTCAGCGATGTAAGACGCGCAACGAATATTTACACAATCTCTTCCTTTGCAACGATAAATGCAACTGTTCATAAATTTTCTAAATCCTCTGCTGTGATAATTTCTTCATCCTGCATTGCTAGAATGCGATTCACTTGTTGACGCGCATTCTCTAAAATTCTATCCTTAGAAAAAACTAAAATGTCTTCCAATCTCCCACCCGTTTCTAACGCTTTAGGAATGGAAGGACCGTACACCTGTCTAATCTTTCTCATACCTGGGTTTACTCGCATAAAGACGCCGACGTGGCCACTTTTCATGGTGGCAATGAAACCATGTTTAAAGGTTTCACGTCCTTTGTCATACCGAACCTGGAACGAGACTCCTCCTTCCGCCGCCACCTTGGCACCATAATTGGCACCAGTCGAACGATGCAGGGGTATTCTCTTCCCAGAAATTTCAATCCCTGATTTCAGGGAAGAGACTTTGGCGCGGGTTATCCAAAAGTGTTCCTTGATAACTCTCGCTTTCAGGTTAATATGCGCGCCGATTTTTTTCGTCGTCTGAGTGCGGCAATTCATTAGCGTCGCGTTCACCGTGCGACACAGCACTCGATTGGCCTTCTTACCCACGAAATCGAGTAGCTTGACCAACTTATCATGTGCCTCCTGGTCGATTTCCATCCTCATAACATCACCCGCATAATATAGACAACACTGAATGGACCGAGGTTGTATTTTTCGTTTAACCATTGGTCTGTCGGTTGTTTGGCACGAAATGCAAATTCCGAAAACACCCCCGATGCGGTGTTTCCATATAAAACCATCTGTCGGTTTGTCTTTGTGCTACCATCGGTCAGGGTTTGCCCTGGCGTTTTCTCTCCACTACGTTGCTTATTTAAATTTGGAATCGTCTTTCCGTAAAAAACGCTTCCATTTGTATTGCACACTTGACCATTGCATTCCACCCAAGAGGAGTGCAGAACTGGTGAGTTGTACAATTTATAAGGTGCAGAATTGCCTGGGGTTACATCACCTGTGATCGATAAATTGTTGTTATCGGTGATAGCGTCAACGTTTGCAAATATACCGGCGTTTCCACTTGCATAATTGATATGCAACATGCCTGAAGCGATATGCGTGTTGGCAGGTAGGAAATTTTGAGACGTATCTTTTAAATTACCTAACACATTTCCACTGGAATACGTTGTACTGGTAATCAATGGAGTTTGGGTCGTCGCGTAAAAGTTCTTGTGCCAGGCTTTTATTTCACCTAGAAGACCGACACCATCGTCGGGGTAGGTTGGGAAGGCATAAGGGGACCAGTAAAAAGGTTCGGTTTCCGGGTCTTTGCCAGTAAAATTTGAACCATATTGTGCAATCCAGAAACCACCACCACGCCTGACGATGTTCCCATTAAAGTATTGTTGTTGGCTGTTCCAATCCTCATATTCGCTATTTAAGTACAACGCGATTTTTCCGCCATTTGCAGGAAGTTGAAAATAGGCGCGCCCCCCAGAATAGATGCAAGATAGACCTATTTCAAAACTTTCTAAGACGGTGCCAGCTAAGTCTGATTTCACAGGCATATCGTTCGGCCTCGTTATGCAGCTTCGCCATAGTGTACCAGCACACGCGCCGACCCCGCTGTTGCCGAACCCGCTGTGTAGTAAATCTCCAACGACTCGCTTGAAACATTTGCTTGTTCTCCTGGATGCACTCTGAAAATAGTTTTAGCGGAAGCGGTGAGGTCGACGTAACTTGAAGGGAAGTATTTGGAGGCACTGCCACCGTTTACGCCCACGCTCATTGAAGGAGAACCGTCGAATGGCGTGTCAACCACCACATCTATTTGTGAAACCGTGGAAGAGGCTGGCAGAGTGAACATACTGACAGTGCTACTCGAACCAAATGCGAGGGCAGTCACGTCGATTTTCAGACCGTTTGCTGAACCAGAGGAGTTTCCCCAACTCAGTGCGCCTGAACCGTCCGTTGTCAAAACTTGACCGGGGGACCCATCGTCAGGCGGAAGGGTCAAGGTGACATTTGCAGTCATTCCAGAAGCGGGACGTTCTAAAATGAGTTTCCAATCGGCACTTTCACCCGCGGCATCAGAGTTAATTTCAATCTGGTTGCCCGACACCAAAATTTTGTTGGCAGTCAGGTTAGCGTCTGCGGTGTCGCCCGTGTTTCGAATCGATAGATGTCCACCGATATTTTTCAGTCGGACGCCGGCTAATCCAATTCGAAGATTATCTTTTACCGTTCCTAGTAAATCTGTCCAATAACTCATATCTCTCTCCTCTTTAATCTTGGTATTTGATTTCTACTATCCCATTCCCTTGCGTGTTTCCAGTGCCAGGGGTGATAGTGAGTAAAATACCTGAATTTTGGCTGTAGGAGTAGTTTGGGTGAGTCATGTAACTTCCTTCTACTCCTGGTAAATTTTCAAGTTCCGACATCAGACGAGTTTTGAGTGTTGCATCTCCTATTTGGAGTTTAGTACCCAAACCGTCGAAGCGGGTTAATACATGCAAAACCACTTCACTTACGATTCTGTTGGAAGTGATTGTAAAGAGTAACTTGGGTGAAGCATCTCCCCAAGCGAAGCTAAAATAATCAAGTCCGTCTAGTTTTTGAAGTGTCCCGCTTGGGTCCCATGGGACACTCGGTATGCTACCACTCTCACTTTTGCTGACCACGAAGTCAAGCATAAAACCATCGTCGTTTAACAGATGGGAGATGGTGTAGATGATGTTAGCTACACCGATTCTGTCTCCTTGCCTGACTTCTGGGATGGCACCTTTGATGATGCTTACTTGAATAAATTGCATCGGTGCTTGCATCTGAAAATCATTCGGGACCAGGTCAAGGTGATGATTCACGATAGCATAGGTATTTATCGTTCCGATGCCTTCTCGTTGATAAACCGCGGGGCTTCCCAGCGAAGATACCATCTTTACGAGATTCTTTCGGTGGCGTACATCAAACGATTCATAATGCATTTTAGGTCCCAGCGTGCATTTCGCAGAAAGACTGCGGATAGCGTACCCCGATATCGACATCTTGATGCGCAATTACGCGGATGGTACCCGACGTTCCGCCAGTGTATGGATCAACTAAAATGTCGGTCCCGGTCCACTCTGCGATAATCAAATCCGACCAGTTACCAAAAAGGACGTAGCCGGTGGTCATTTGATTCGTCTCGTAGGCTGGGTAGCCGTTCAACAGATTGCTTTCAGACCAAAGATAAGTTGCCTGCGCAGTCACTTTCGGAGTTGTTCTCAAGACGCCTGACACGGCAGGCGTAGTGATGTAAGACATCGAACCTCTGTCCGCATTGGCAGTTGCGACTATCGTTGCCATGTTGACCACATTGGCAAACGTGGGGGTCCCGGACCACGTCGTGCTCCCAATGCCGGCTGTCGCCAAAATTCCAGTGGGCTGATTATTTTGTCCGGTGCCGGCCAGCGCGGCAAGGTCAATAGCAAGTGCAATAGTCCGCGAGATGTCACGTCTAACAAAACTTTCCACATATAAACTCGACTGTATTAACAGCTTTCGTGAAATATCTGAAAACGCACCCACAGTTTTTGGGCGCAATGTAATTTGCCCAATTGTTTGTTGCGACTCCGTAGGCGCCCCTGACTCGGCAACCCAGTAAGCAGTCGCCCCACCAGTCTGTTTTGGAATTAAAACGTCACCCGTCAATTCTCCCAAGATTTCAGCTCCTAGTTGCCGGACGATCATCTTATTTTGTAACAAATCAATAAAATTCGCGACTAGAAGTTGCGGGTCCATTGAAGCATAACCTCCTCCAGGAGAACCCGAAGTACCCAGTGTAAAATCTCTTCGGTTCTGCACGTCTGGGGGAATAAAGAAGCCCTTCGGGTCTCTGCCCAATTTTTTCGCCGTGGCAAAATTCGCTTCCCTTTCTAGTCCAGCATATCTCCAGTCGTTCGTTGCTTGTGCCATGATTGCGCGGCACAGGCTGTATTGACGTATCTCCTTTTCGGTCATCCCAATCTCAGGGTTGACAGTTTGCTTGGCCAACGAAACTGGGGAGGCACGTTGAGAACGTTTAATTTCTTCCAGTAAGAACCCGCGGAAGTCGTCGAGTGCAGTACCCTCTTGGGCGTGTTTATCGGCAAATTCGCGCATTTGGAATTGTTCACCCAGTGCGTGGATGTCACGGACTCGACTCAATTCAGCCTGGCGGGTGTCTTTTCTGATTTGTTCCACATCAATTTGTGGAACGGTTTTTTCAGTGTTTTCGGGTGTCATAATTGTTTTCTCCATTGAGAGGTTGCGACCAACACCGACGCTTGTGTCGGCCGGTACGGAAACGATGGAAATCTCCAACGGTTCCCAGTCGTTTGCGAAGTAAATTTCTTTGTCGCCGTCATCCGCTTTTTCTACTCTATAGTCATGTATAAGATAGCCCACGGAGACGTTTCGACGAATACCATCCATCACATCTTGGTGAACTTCCTCACCCTTCGGTGATTTGGAAAATCGGATAACTGCGCGTCCCTTTTTATCGGGTCCAAGCCAACTTTTCTCGACGACACCGACATGTTGGTCAGCATCGTGGTTTAACAACACCGCGGCGCCACTGTTTAAGCGGCCAAGTCGCACGTTGTCTATGTTGTGTCCTAATACTTCGATTCCGAACCATCTTTCGATGTGCGCTTCGGAACTGAAAGAAATCGTGGCCATGCGGTCTTGAAGAGACTCGAACTGACCTTCTCGGTATCGAATTTCTTCAGTGATCCTCTTTTTTGTCATAGTGCCTCCCCTTTAACAGTTTGGTTATATACCCCTCATGCTCTCCCTCTTTACCATCGGTAAGTTCCAGGTTGAGTTGAAAGGTGACATAAATTGCAAAAATCAAAACCATTCCTTCGCATAAGGAGTAGATTTTGTCTAGCATAACGCTTACTTCAATATGTCCATGGGTATCTAATTGGGTTGAGACTAACCAGGCGAATTGTAGGAAAGCGAAGCAAGCGAGTAAAGCGGCGCCCACGTACAAAACGCGGGAACGTTCGTGCTTGCTAATAGCGTGATTCGTCCACTCCTTTTTATCCATTCTGTTGATTGTTTTCAGAATGTAAGATAATCCAAAAACAGCTATGGATGCGTTTAGAACATACTGGAATGCCGAGGGGAGAATCAGTTCCAAAAACACAATTAGAAACATGATGATTGAAGTAACTTTAAACATTCTTCTTATCTCCTTCTTTAGGTAGCTTGTCACGCCAATTTGATTCTATCCCTAATTTACGCCAAACATTTTCTGGGTCTAGTCCAGCTTCTCGAATCATTTCGGCGAATGATTTTAGCTTTCCATTGATGATTGAATGTGCCACCATAGTTGAATTAATATTAGACATTCTTCTTATCTCCTTCTTTAGGTAGCTTGTTTAGTATGTAATTCATATAAAATACATCCATCCGTTCTAACGTCACTTGGTGATAGTAACCGGCGCCCAACAGACAGGCCAATACTTTAAACCACGCCAGCTTCTCAGGTGGCACAGTGAACACTAACATCAGTGCATCAGAGGATAGGAAAATAAGAATTGAGAGAAAAAAACTTAACAGCATTTTCCTGGCAAATTTTCCTCCATTCTTAAATTCATCGTCGCCTAGAAGGCGCGTCGCCATGCCGATGCAACCAGTCGCTATGCACACCAGAAGCAAAATAAATTCGTCTGTGTCAATCATTTTTGTCGTCTTCCTCTATCTGAATGGATGGCACCCCACCCATCATTTTAAGTACCTCCATTTTTGATTCCGCCTCTACTTCACGCCAAACATCCTCTGGTTCTCGTCCTGTCTCACGAATCACTTCGGCGCGTGATTTCAGTTTCTCATTGATGGCTAACTGTGCCGCACTGATGTCTTTCAGTGGGTCAACCCATTGCCAACGGCGACCTTGCCAGGTGATGTCTTTGAACTTCCAACTGCGTTCGGGCGGAACGGGAATCACACCGCTTAACATCGACATCTGTAACCAATCTGCGTAAATGTCGTCACACACCGTCGCAAATAGCCACTCTTGGAGTTTCATCCAGTTGTCTCTCTCCTCTAACACACCTTGCCGAATGGAGGAGTAATTCACTCCCTCCAAATCGCTTGCTAACGAGTTGTAGGAAACGCCTAAGCCGCTGGCCGCCCCTCTTAAATTGGATTTTATGAACCCAGGGAACTGGCTATTGGGGTGTTGAGGGTCGAAGGTGGCCAACTTGACGCCGTAAGGGAGTTCTTCAAAGGTGCCCGGTTCCGCATCGGTAATCAGTTCCCCTTGTTCTACTTCCCCTTCATATCCTTCCCCCGCTTCGTTTCTTTCAAAGAAACCCATTTTTGCCGCCGCCACCCGACTGGCAACCAATTCACTCTCTTCCATTCCTTCCACATTGTGCAATCGACGCATGGAAGTGTGGGACCAGGGCACCCCACGAATTTGATTTGGATACTCAGTTAAGAAGATGTGAATAATGTCCTCCGCGGGGATACGCTCTCGTTCTCCAGACCAACCTGACGAGTAGTATTGATGCGGCTTCTCTTTCAAAATGTGGTAAGCAACTGGCTTCCCCCACTCGTTAATTTCAACACCCATGATGATGCCCGAATTGGGTTCATTGTGATTGATGTCGAGGAGGTCGGGGTTGATATGTTGGATGGCAAAATTATGGCGGTTAGGAAAACCGCGGACTTTTCTGACGATAGCCTCACCATCACGGGCGACGGTTTCAACAATAAGGTCTAGGCTTTGGACAAAATTCAGTTTGCCTGACACTTCACACACTCCTTTTTTTGACCATCGCTTAAATTCTTTTTCAATCAAGTCGTTGATAGGAGTGTCGGGTGTACCGTCGGCATTCAATGCGTGGCATTGTAAGGCGGGACCGACGGGCCCGACGATGTGGTTTTTGCAGAGGCGCAAAAATTGTTTCACGTAATCGTTGTTTTGGGAGAGGTCTCTCGAACGGCTACGGAGGGTACGAAGGGATCGGTATAATTCTTGGTTTATCCCATTTTCAGAAAAGGAGGCCCATGAGGCGGTCAGTCTGTCACTGTCACCCGCTTTGAAACGCCTGACGCGAAGGGGGGACTTTGGACTGGCAGTTTTGCCTACAAACAATTCCAAAATTTTTCTGAATGGGTTACTCATATACGAACTCTAATTTTGTTTGGGCGTAAACCACCCCAGTTTTCAATTAGCATTTGGGCGCGTTTTTCTCTCTCTAACTCTCTCATATAGAAAGTTCTTAGTTTGAGTAAATCGCCTATTGGTGTCCGGGCGAGGGAACGTCCATTTAGGGTCATGTTTTCCTGATCCGTGGTCGCGCGCTCTTCTAAAACTGCATTGAGTGCATCCAATACTTTCTGTACGTGCGTCCTGGCATCGCCCACCAAAGTGTCGAGGTTAGGCATAACCAGGAGCGGCTGGGATAGAATTGTATGACGCTCTGTTTCGCTGACGATGTATAGGGTTGATTTATATTCGCCCGCTATCCATTGCGCTGTTTCTTCTTTCGTTGCAATGAATGTGTAATTCATTCCATCGGTAATGGATTGTAAATTTATTTTCGTTGGGCCAACGGCGATGTAATTTGCAATCCATCCGCTATCAATTGGGTAAAGTGGATGCGTGAATGAAAAGAAAAAAGAATCGCCTGCGTTTATTTTCTTTGGAAATTCTATCATAATTTTATTTGAGAATGATAATATAAATGATAATTATTTTTATTTACAATAAATAGCACGAAAAAATTTGTACGGGTCCTTTCTTGGCTTTTAAGGGCGGGACGGAGCAGACCTGAGAAAATTTTCTAGCCAAAAAAACTCACCAGGCTTTCCTTACAAGGTGGCCGTTGCATTCATACTGTGTTGATAATAAAGGATTAAAAGATTTATGAAAATAGGTATCGTAGGTTCACGCGAATTCCCACAACTCAACCTTGTTGAACAATTTATCCGCGATCTACCCCTAAATACCACAATAGTTAGCGGGGGTGCAAAGGGCGTCGACGCGATGGCTAAAGAAATGGCCAGCAGATATGGCCTAAACTACATTGAGTTTCTGCCAGATACAAGTCAGTGCCGTGCCCGACACGATTACACACAAGCATACTATCAAAGAAACCAAGAGATAGTTAACCATTCTGATTTAATCGTCGCCTTTACTGAAAAAGAAACAGGCGGCACCTGGGACACAATTAAGAGGGCAAGAAAATCACAAAAACCTATCAAGATAATTAAACCATTTTTGCTTTTTCCTGGTCAAGAGTTACAAGAAGAAAAAGATGATTCCATTGAAATAAGCAATGAAAAAGGCAAGGGCCCCTTCCATTTGAAACGGATTGGACTTTGTTCCTTCGCACTTTCACTAAAGCGTTACATCAATCCAATCACCCTGGCCGATTTGGTGAACTGGAAAGACACCGACCCGCAGGCTTTTGCAGAATATGCTACACCTAAGTTCATAGAATTTTTTGAGAAAAATAACCCAGGTTGCATACACGCAATCACGCAACCACCAAAGAGTAAAAGGCACTTGGATAGACTGCACCCGATGGACATTGTCTGTCAAAATGTTGCCAAACATATCGGGATAGAATTTGTCCAGTTGTTTGAACCATGGGAAAAGACCGGGCGAGGGCGAGGGGTCAAACATCCACTTAAAATTGTTACCGCGGTTGGAATAGAAAAATTTATAGGACGTGTTGTTTATGTACTGGACGACGTGATAACCACGGGCGAAACAATGCGCATATCCTGCAAATCCCTTAACACCATGCAGATACATGCACATGGTCTGGGGTTCATTTTGTGGTCGTAGCTTATGCAATGCAACAAGAAACACCTTGCCGAAATTTTTGGTATCACCGAGCGCACCCTAACCACCTACCAATCCGCGGGTCTACCCTTTAAAGCAGGTGGACCAGGAAAAGACAATGAATATGATACCATTGCAGTATACAATTGGTTAGTTGCCCGTGCAAAATCTTCCAATTCCTCAGATTACTACACCGAAAAGGCACGGCTCACCAAGGCGCAGGCCGATAAAGAGGAACTCAAAGTACTCGAAATGCGTGGCCAACTCCTCAATGCCGACGCCGTTTCCGACGCCTGGGCCAAGCAAATTGCTGCCGCCCGTGCCAAATTCTTGTCACTCCCAACCAAAATCGCCCCACTTGTCATCAGTCAACCGCTTGAAACAGCACAACTTTTGCTACAAAACTATATAGAAGAAGCACTCCATGAACTAGCCAATGAACGACTTACTGAACCAAATCCAACAACGAGTCCAGAAACTTTGGAAGCCGCCCCCACGGCTCACGGTTAGTACATGGTCAGACAGTTATCGTTACCTTTCGCCTGAGTATTCGGCAGAACCTGGGCGATGGCACACTTCCCGCGTTCCATTCCAGCAGGGCATCATGGATGCACTCAACGACCCACTTGTTGAGGAAATTGTTTTTAGAAAAAGTAGCCAGGTAGGGTGGACTGAAATGCTTATGAATATTATTGGTTACTATATTCATCAAGACCCGTCCCCAATCCTACTCATTCAACCCACGTTGGAGATGGCAGAGGCATGGTCGAAGGACCGTTTCGCCCCCACGGTAAGAGACACGCCCGTGCTGACCGAACGCATTGCCGACCCTAAATCTCGCAATAGTGGCAATACAATTCTGCATAAAACTTTCCCAGGTGGACACCTCACCATTGCGGGTGCCAATTCCCCCGCTTCGCTTGCATCACGCCCAATCCGCGTCCTGTTATTCGACGAAATCGACAGGTATAAAACCAGTGCGGGCACGGAAGGTAGCCCAATTCGCCTGGGCATGAAACGTACCGAGACATTCTGGAATAGAAAAGTCCTTTACGGTTCTACTCCCACGATAAAGGGCGCATCGGCAATTGACACTTTATTTGAGGATACTGACCAGCGATTTTTCCATGTTCCATGCCCACACTGCGGCGCCTTCCAGACATTGGAATGGGCAAACGTGCGATGGAAAGAAAACGATGTCAGCACTGCACACTATGTCTGCCCAAAATGTAGGGGCCACATCACGGACGCGCATCGGCCTGACATGATTAAGTCTGGGCAATGGCGTGCAAGCAAAAAGTTTAATGGCAAAGTAGGTTTCCATATCAATGCTTTATACAGTCCCTTCCCAGGCGCCCGTCTATCCAAAATTGTTTCTGCATTCCTGGATGCAAAGCGTGAGGGTCATCAGAGCCTTAAAGTATTCTTCAACACATTCATTGGGGAATCTTTTGATGACGAAATTGGAGAATCCGTCGGCGATGTGGAATTTAAGCGGGAAACTTATTCGGCACCGGTGCCGATGCAGGCCGTTGTCTTGACGGCGGGCGTCGATGTCCAGACGGACCGACTTGAAATAGAAGTGGTCGGCTGGGGGCTGGGTGAAGTATCGTGGGGAATTGAACACAAAGTCCTTTACGGTGACACATCCAGGCTTGAGATTTGGAATGAACTGGATGGTTATCTCGCGACGACCTGGACACACGAATCTGGACATGAACTGCCCATCGCTTGTACGTGCGTCGACAGCGGTTACGCAACCCAGAAAGTTTATGCCTTCTGCAAAGCGCGCATCTTTAAGAAAATATTTGCGGCCAAGGGTGTTGCAGGAAGTGGACGCCCGATTGTTGTTGTATCTAATAGAAAGTTTGGGGCCACCCCGTACCTGGCGAGAGTGGGTGTAGATGAGGCCAAGTCGTTAATCTACTCACGCCTGAAGCAGTCTGAAATGTGTCATTTCCCAAAGACTTACACCGACGAATGGTTTAAACAACTGACATCCGAAAAGCATGTCATCAAGAATGTGGGTGGGCTACCCGTGCGTCGTTTCATCTTGCCACGCGGGTCACGAAACGAAGCATTGGATTGTCGCGTATACGCAACAGCGGCCATGTACATTCTGGCCCCACGTTGGAAGGCTTGCGCGGCAAAATTGGGGGAACCAATTACTGTTAGGGATGATGTAACGGTTGCGCAACCCGATAACAAATTTATCGTCCCACAAAAAAAATCCGCCCCCTCACCAAGAACCAAAGTTCGGCGAGGTGGCGGATTCGTTAAGAGGTGGTGATTCTAGTTTAAGTTTTATCATCCCTATCTGGAATCAGTCCATCCTCTGGCCTGCAATAGTAATAATCTCCGTTCCCATCTGCGGAGATTTGGAATTTGCTCATTTCCAGTCCAACTGGACAATCCCAAAATTCGGTTACACATTGCTGTGAAATCACTTGCCCGTCGTTGTCAACAATGACCCGACGGTATTGGTCGGCACTGCAAATTAGGTTTGCAGTTAATAGGGTTTCGATTAACATAGTTCACCTTTGTCAGTTGGTTAAGTCTTCCACATCGGCATAGTCTTCAATGGGAAGGCCGTTGCAAACGGGGCACGGAATGCCCCGTCTTATTTCTGTTTCTGTCGCTATTAACCAGTCACTTTCAAAACCACACTTGCACGAGAATCGTGCGACATCAATTCCTATTTCAGATACGTGCATTAGCACTTGTCTTGGTTTGTGTGGCTTTGGGAAAAGCGTCGTCTGCTTCATTTTCCTTACGCCGCATCTAACTAATGGGCGTTCTAGCATCCTCCCTAGCCTAATCACATACACATAGCACTGCTTGCCGACCATTTCTGGGTCACACCATTCTGGATTTGGCAAACCGACGTGGTATCCCAGGTATTCAACAAACAAAACGGAATCTGCTGGTGTGCCTTTTTTGTATCCATTAATAAACCTCAACGTCTGGCTTGCCTTGCCATTTGGGCTTGTTAGTAGGCGTGTGTTGTGAATTGAAATCTCACGGTACTCCTCCCTTTTTGCACCGCTTTGGATTTCTTTAAACCACTTTTGATTTATGCGGAATGTTATCATCAGTACCACCATTTGTCCGTTCAAAATACTGCGGCCAAGTTTCCCTCCCAGGCCATGGATAGGCCGCTCTCAGTTCATCATCGTCTTCAATCCCACGTTCCCTCAGAAGCAATTCTCGCTTCTTTCTCAGGATTTCTACCTGTTCGTCTTGTGCCATGTTTGTTTCCTCTTACGTTTTGCGTTTAAAACCTTTACGACGCTCGTCAGCTTGGGCCTGCAATTCTGCGATAGCCTTCTTCTTCTCAGCGTCTGTCATGTTCTTGGAATCCAAAATTTCTTGGATTAGCTTTTGATGATCATCCATCATATCAACACCCCTTGTTTCTGATTACTTCTCCGCGTCTCTGCATGATGCCTAGCGTCGTACCGCAGATGGCACTGCTGGCAAAGCGCACGGAGGTTGTTTGGATTACAGTTCTCTGGTGTGTGGTCAAGATGCGCAATGGTCAAGATAATCTTAACCACTTTCGCTTCTCTTTGAACCAGCGCGTAGTTTTCCACACCACAGAACTCGCATTTGTTGTCAGCCCGCTGGAGGATTCTATTACGAATATCCTTCCAGTTCTTTGGATAGCGGGTCAGATTCTCCTTTTTGATTGGCATTTTTATCTCCTATCCTTCCATTCCATTCCATGTCCTGTCCTAGCGAGGACATGTCCTGTCATTCCATTCCATTCCATTCCATGTCCTAGCGAGGACATGTCCTGTCCCATGTCCTCGCTAGGACAAGTCCTGTCTCAAGTCCATTCCAATCTTCTGGCGATGTTCTGCCATGCCATGTCCTCACGAGGACATGGCCTGTCGTTGTCCTCGTGAGGACAAGTCCTGCCCCCATCCTCGCTAGGAGTGGAAATCATGGAAGGCATGGAATTTCCATTTTTTCCATTGACATGGATTTCAATAAAATCCTCATTGATAGTAAGTTCCCCTTCTTGTACGGATAACTCCACATTCTGAAAGAGAATCCCGATGGCACCCCATGCCGTGTAACCCGTACCGATTAGGGTCAACTGCACACCTTGCAAGCGTGCGGTCCACGTTCCGCGATGGAATTTGACGAATACTTTCAAACCTGGTATGTTGTTCATGTTTATCTTGTTTTTCCTGGATTAATAATCAGCTATCGAAACGTTTTCCTGCGTTTCGATAGCACTTTCATTCTCTGATACCCAACTTCCCACGCACTTCTACATCCCGTTTTTTCCCACAGTCTGTGCAAAGTTTGTGGATTTTGCTTACAGCAACGTACTCCTTACCGCACTTCGCACAATTATAGGTTTGCCCTTTTACCCTTTTATCCGTAAAGGGAATAATTGTGGCGATCTCCACATCGGCCACCTCCACCTCTGGAACTTCCCTACCGTCCGTAGGGTGGCCTACGTTTTTGGGTCGGCAATCTCCATCGGCACCGGCTCCGGCTCCATCCTTGGCGGTGCAAGGAGTGGCATCAATTCCTCCCGCATCTTGCCCAACGACGCAATTTGGTCTTGCATTGCCTGGATTTGTGATGCCCAGTCGACGCCTGCCGAACTTTGAGGGTTTTGGATAGAAACCGTCATCGGTTCTCTTACCCCGTCAATCCGTTTTTCCATTGCGCGTCGATACCGTCTTTCATACCTCCTGTACTCGCTAAAATACTTTGAAGGCCCATAAACCGACCAGATTCCAAGAATTAACACAATAAATCCAAAGAAATAGGTCTGTACTGTCATCTGATCCAAACCCAACAGCTTGGCAACCCACTGAAAACCCGCCGCGCCGAAACTTCCGATCATCGTCTCCGACACTGCATTGGTCACTACAGATGTCGCTTTTGCATACGCCGCTTGTGCCTCCTCCTTCTTATCCACTGCATTTGTATACGCTTCATGTCCTGCGATCATCGTTTGCGGTTCCTCCAATTGGGTCCGCAACTCGCCGATTGCCACGGCTTTGGGATTTTCACATGCTCTGTACATCTTTTTTCCACACTTGATGCTTTCCTTTGCATCAATCTGTGCTTGGATTGCATCCCTTTTTGCTTCCCAAGCCCCGACATCAACACTTGCATACTGCGCGTTGGCCGCCATCAGCCTTTCCGCATCTGCAATTGCATCTTTCGCCGCCTGCGCTTCGGGTGTTTGTTCCGCAAGTTGTTTTTGTCTCTCGGTGAATTCACCGGCGTAAAACGATAAATCCGCGACCAGAAGAAACATAAACAACGTGACAAACAGCGTTGACCAAATAATCATTGCAAATGGTTTTCTCAGTTGGAACGCAACCATCATTTGTGATGCAATGATGATTTCAATTAATCCAAACAGCATTACACCTACGGTTGCGGGCACATTGTGTGTAGAAGACCAGACAAACTGGAATATATTGGTTTGCACAATCACCACTGCGGCAATCCCCAAAAACAAATGGAATAAGGCTTCGGATGACGGGCGGAATCTAACGTTCATATTGGATACCTCCATTCTGTCCATGCAACCTTCCAAAATTATTGTCAACCACACTTATTATCGCGAATACCATTAATGCGATAAGCCCCGCTGTGACAAGCGTTGGCAGAAAATATTCCATGAAATGGGCAACAAATTTACTTCTCATTTTCTTTGCCTCCATTCCAAGACCATGACCACGTTCCACTTTCCTTCTGGGTCGGTGGTGGTGTCTGGTG